GGACAAGTAAAAGTGGAGTAGAAATCATATTCTGACTCCTCTCCATCGTTTACATCTTCCATATCGAAATCGGCACCCCAGATCAACTCAGTGCCACAGTGCCAGCAATTCACTTGCCTTGCCCTCTATATCTCTTCTTTGCCCCATTGCGACTCGTAGCAGAGTACTTACTATGCTTTCCTTTTCCTTGTCTTGTCTTCTTGGGACGGGTTTCAATTAATGAATCACCCATATTGAATCTCATTGCCATAATTTAATACTCCTAAAACTTTAACGACGATTTTTTAACTTTAACGAGGGATTTTTTTACCTCCACTTTG